GGACAAAACAAGCCTGGCCGCTGCTGGTGATTGGGCTGCCGCGAACAAGAAGATTTTCTTCGGATGCACATCCGACCTTACCTCCCTTACCGGCATTAACGTCACCCGCGAGGCGTATCTCATGCATACCGATGCCGCGAATTTCCCTGAGGCTGCCTGGGTGGGACTTTGCCTTCCCCAGGAGATCGGAAGCATCACCTGGAAATGGAAGCGTCCTTCGGGCGTAACCGCGAGCGCCTTCACCCTCACCGAACTGAACGCCATCCGTACCGGACACGCCCAGACCATGAGCGAGCGCTCCGGCGTGATCTACACCGACGAGGGAATCACCACCGGAGGCGAGTACATCGACGTGATCCAAGCGCGGGACTACATCGAGGCGCGCCTGGGCGAGGAGCTTTTCGGCCTGCAGGTGCGGTCCGGGAAGATCTCCTACGACAACACCGGGTTCGCGCGCATAGAATCCGTGATCCGGTCTGTTCTGAACGAGTGCGGGAACCGGGGCATCATCGCACGGGCCGTGGACGACGCGGACCGGCTCAAATCGGACAACGGCGTATACATGTACAAGGTCACGGTCCCTGCCCGGAGTTCCATCCCGACGAACGACCGCGCGGCGCGGAAGCTCACCGGGATCAAGTTCACGCTCACCATCGCGGGCGCGGTTCACAACATCGATATCGACGGTTATATAGAGGTATAGGAGGCGAACATGAACAATGCTGAATTTTACGATCCGAAAGAAGCGCGGGTCATGGTTAACGGCGTCGATCTCACGGGATTTTCCGACGGCGACAAGATCAAGATAGAACCGGTGACGAAGGAGGAATTCAAGTCCCATGCAGGGGTCGACGGCGACGTGTCTTTTTCAAAGGTGCACGATAACCGGCATACGATCACGGCCACGCTCAAGCACGGGAGCCCTTCGAACCAGTACCTCGACGCATTGCGAAAAAGCGGCGCCAACGTGTCGGTCGCGGTCATGAACAACAGCGAGGGCAAGTACATCGGCGGCGGATCATACGGCCGTATATCCGAACGGCCGAGCGTCACCTTCGGCGGGGAAACCGGGAAGCGCGAATGGAAGATCCTGGTCGCGGATTACATCGGCACGGACCAATAACAGGAGGAACACATGGGACTTACAAACCCGATCATTACATCGATGGACGAAAACGGCAGGATCGCCTACGTCCGCTTCATCGACGGCAAGAATTACAAGCTCCAGCATCCGGGAAACCGGATCTGGCTCGACTGGCAGAAGGATTTCTTCTCGATAGCCGAAGGGATCGACCAGGCGAAGTTTATCGAAAAAGCGTTCGAATACTGCGTCATCCCGGACGGACACACGTTCAAGCCGACGATCGACGACGTCAAGCCGAAAGAGCTGGGGGTGTGGCAGCGATTGCTGCGCCGGTTTCTTGACGGAACCCTGGAGGATGTGCCCGAACGGAAGCCTGACGACGTGGGAAGAGCGGCTCGCAGAGGCGGAGAGAAGGATTAGGAAGCGCGAATGGCATTACTGGATGCCGATCGTGTACCGGCAGATCATTATAACGAAGGAGGAGTACGATAAGGCTCCTCCTCAGTTTATCATAGACCTGACCGCAGCGATGAAGATCAAGGCGGAGATCGAGCGGGCAAGATACCGGGAAGCGATTGAGGCGGCGAAAGGGGGACAATGAGCGGCGTTCTTCGTAAAATGAACCTCGAGGTCGACCTCGAGGGCGACGGGCTCTCGGAGCTTGCGGATTGGATAAAAAAGCTCCATGACGCGCGCACCGGCGGCGTTGCCATGGAAGGCGTGCTGAACGACATGCAGCGCGAGATGAAGAAGCTCGGCGTCGATATCTCCCTCGCAAACGACAAGACGAACTCCATGAACAAGGCAATGGAGGGCTTCGTTGCAGCGGGCGCTGCCGCGAAAATGATCGAATTCGCCAAGGGCCTCGGCGGGGAGATGGTGGATCTCGCTTCCAAGCACGAGACCACAGCCGTATCCTTCAAGGTCCTTTTAAAGGACGCGAAGCTCGCGAAGCAGGTCATGGAGGACCTCGACAAGGCATCCATCAAGACCCCTTTCAAGCCGGATGAATACATAGCCGCCGGAAAATTGATGTTGAACGCCAAGGTCCCGGTCAAGGGGCTCAACAATGAGCTGCAGATGATGGGCGATATCGCATCGGGCGCGGGCGTGAAGATTACCGAGATGGCGGAGATATACGCCAAGAACAAGTTCGGGGGACTCGTCCAGACCGAAGATATCATGCAACTGGCCAACAAAGGGATCCCGATTTTCGACGAGCTGGCCAAGGTGTTCGGGACCACATCGGAGCAGATCCGCAAATTGGCCGAGACCGGGCAGATCAAGTTCGAACATCTGCAGAAGGCGTTCAAAAACATGACCAAGGAAGGCGGTGCCTATTTCGGCATGATGGACGAGCAGTCGAAAACCTACGCGGGCATCATGTCGACCTACGAAGGCAACATGGATAAATTCAAGATGAAGCTCGGCGAGATGCTGGTGGTCGCGTTGAAACCGGCGATCGAAGGGATGATCAGCTTTGTGAGCTGGATCACCCAGAACGAGGCGGCCATGCAGGTCGCGAAAAAGGTATTCATCGTATTGATCCCGGTCATCGGCGTGGCCCTGGTTGCCGCGCTCTGGGCGGCCGCTGCAGCGGCCTGGGCATTCATTTCTCCCTTCATTCCTTTCATCCTGATCGGAGCCGCGATAATCGCCATCATCATGGCGATCATACTTGTCGTGCAGGATATTTACACCTGGTTCCAGGGAGGGGAATCGGTTTTCGGGGAATGGCTCGATCCGCTAGCGGAAAACATAAACAAGGTGAAGGCGTTTTTCGTAAACGGATGGAAATCGATCAGGGACTTCTTCGATAGAAACGGCAGGTTCATTGTCATGGCACTCTTTCCTCTGAGCGCCTTGTATTATTACTGGGATGAAATCATGAATTTCTTCAGGTCGATTCCGGGCCGCATCGTGTCGTTCTTCGAGGAGCTTCCGGACAGAATCATATCCACCATGGCTGGCCTCGGCGATCGCTTGAAGGATGCGTTAAAGGACATCCTCCCCGGCTGGGCGGTAAAGCTCATCGGCAGGGTGTCGGCGGACAATATCGAGGCGCGCGCCGGTGGCGGGCCGGTGAGCGCCGGACGCGAATATATAGTCGGCGAAGAAGGCCCGGAGCGCTTCGTGCCGAACACATCCGGCTTCATTGTCCCGAACTCAGGGCTTGGCGGATCCGGAGGCCGGGCGGTGAACATCACAATAGCACCGGTCATCAACTTCAACGGCTCGGCCGCACGGGATGATGCTAACACGATCATTAACAAGGTCATCCAGGTGATTGAAGAAAAGATTTATCAGGCCGGGCTCATGGCCGGACTGGAGGTCGGCTGATGGGACTCCAGGAAGTGGTATTTGGCGCTCCTGCGTCGATAGCCAAGGACATGGATGAGGTCATTCTCGGCCCGGTCACGGCCGAAGGAGCCAACTTCGCAGCATCGGTCACGAATCATGCGGTCGAGGAAGGATTCAACATCAGCGACCATGTGCGGAACAATCCGGACACTTTTTCTATTAAAACTATCCTGGTCGACCGTGACCCATCAGATTACTTAGCCGTGGGCCAGGCGAAGAAGTTCATCAAGGACCGGCTCTCGGTACAGGAGAAAATAGACAAGCTGAAGCAATGGAAGCACGACGGGGAACTACTGAAATACAGCGGCCCGATGTTTTCGAGCCTGCTCAAGACCGGGTACGACATTGTGGAAACCGACCTGGTAATCACGGGCCTCACCCTTGCCAGGGCGGATTCTGCAATCGAGGCGTCAATTTCGATTCAGAAGGTGATCATTGCCAAATCGATGACCAAGGAAGTGAAACTCCCCCAGGCGGCGAAAAACACCCAGAACAAGGGACAGACGGAAAAGGCAAAAACGACGGTGCAGCCGAAAAGTTCCATACTATCCCAATGGAGTAAATAATGACGCTCGATTACCTGACATTTACCTCTGATGAAATACCGTGCAAAAAGGTGTTCGACATCGACGGCGAGAACTACGGGATTGAGATCCTCTACAACGACGTGTTCGATTTCTACACCATGTATATCTATGACGCCGACGACACGCTGCTGTACACGACCAAATTGAATTATCTCACGGATGCGATAAATGCCATATGCAACGGGCTTTCCATCGAGCGCCACATCGTTCCCTTGAATGAAGCGGACATATCGAAGGATTACCCGGAGATTAACCGGGTTGGTGCCGACAACTTCGACGACATCAAGGTGTGCCTGATATGAACGAACCGTATTACATGCGCGTCTGTTCCATGAACATCGGCGGCCGGTCGATCGAGTACCCGCCCATGACGCTCGAGTTCGAGACCGAGTTTTCAGCGGCAGGAGCGAGCGCACAGACCAAGGCGAAGATTTACAATCCTTCACAAAAAACGGTCGCTGCTTGCAATAAGACCGGAAACCAATATCCAAAAATCGCGATCGACGCCGGGTACAAGGCAGACCATGGGACCTGCGTAACCGGCGAGATCGTCAAGTATGAGTTCAAGAAGGGTCCGGACGATGTCCTGAGCCTCTTTATCGGCGACCGCACGTCGCTCTGGAACGGTGCAATGGTCAATCGCACATGGCGCGGCGCGATCACGGCGGACGCTGTGATTCGGCAGGTGCTCGGCGATGTGAGCGTAACCGCGGCAAAGGTGGAACTCGGGACCAACAAGGTGTATGAAAACCTGGCGTTTTGCGGCGTCTCTCTTCAATCCGCAATGGACCGGATCGCGCGGGACACGAAATCGAAATTCATCTTCAAGAACGGCCAGGCCTTCTTCCTTTCGGAAAAGGCGATCCAGGGATCCGCCATATACCTGAAACCCGAAACGGGCCTCCTCGAAGCGATCCAAACCCCGACCGGGTACAAGATAAAGTCCCTGTTCAATTACAAGATTTGGGCCGGGAGTCTGATCGTTGTGAAGACCGGTGGAAGCGAGGTTACCTCCAAAGCCGGGAAAGGAAAGCACACATTCTCGACTGCGGGCGCAGCCATCACGGAAATCGAAACGGTGAAAATATGATCGAAGCATTGGTGAAATATACCGCGGGGTTCATAGACAAGTTCCGGAAGGAGATGATAATCGGATGCATCGGCCGGATCGAGTCCCACAACACCCAGACCATGCGGGCGGACGTGAAGCCCCTGCTTACTTATACCGTATCGGGTGAAAAGACCGAGCATGACTTCAAGGTACTCCCGGACATTCCCGTACTGTTTTTATACGCGGGCGGCTTTTACATCAGGCCAAAATACAAAAAAGGCGACCTGGTGTGGGTGACCTTCGCCACGCATGAGATCAGGCAGGGCTTGAAAGGGAGGTCTGATTCAACTGGTGGCCGCCTTTTTTCCATGGAGAACGCGGCTGTCGAACATGGCATTGCAAAAACGGGATGGCGCGCTCCTACGCAATTCACCGATGACGGGCTCCTGATAGGCCACGAAAACGGCAACATGTATTTTCAATTAACCGACAACAAGGTCAAAGTCAAGGGCGACTTTGAGATAGACGGCGATTTAAAGATAAAGGGAAAGGTCGAGGCTGACGGGGAAGTCACGGCAATGAATCAAACACCGGGAACCGCGGTCAAGCTTTCAACCCACAAGCATCCTTATACGGATACTCCCGCCGGGCCTGCGACGACCCAATCGCCGACACCGGGGACATGATATGAAGACACTGCAATTAATCGACGGCGATCTGGTTGTGTCCGGGGGACGTTTTGTTGAAATCTCCGGCGCTTCCGCATGCCGCCAGCGGATCGAGCTTTCGATCCGGCTTGACCAGGGATCATGGTTTCTTAATCCCGATGCTGGGATCGACTGGTGGGGGATCTATGATGCGAAGTACGTATCGGACAGGCTTATCCGTGCGGAAGTCGAGCGGGTCCTGCTTGCAGATGAAGAGGTTACCTCGATCGAAAGCCTGGATGTATCCTTCGACAACGAGTTAAGAAAGATAACGATCAAATTCAAGGTCGCCACAATTTACGGTTCTATTTCGGGGGCGGTATGAGTTACGGAATAACGGAACAGGGATTCGTTAGAAAACCTTATTCAATCATCCTTCAAGAGCTGCAGGACCAGGCGCGCCTGGGAGAATTCTGGGGACCGGACGTGGATCTTTCCGATGCGAGTCCTGTCGGGATAGAAATCAAGCTCAAGGCTTGGGCGCTTGACCGTCAATGGGCTCTGGCCGAATCGGTCTATTATTCGCTTTGGGTGGATACCGCCGAGGGAGTGTCTCTTGACCGGGTCGTTGGCCTCGGCCTTGTGTCCCGTAATTCAGCACGGCATGCACTGGTAAGGCTTCAATATACCGGGGATCCCGGCACCCTGATACAGATCGGCGCACAGGCGGAGACCGCCCAGCATGTTCTGTTCGAAACCATCGAGGAAGGCGTGCTGGATTCAAACGGCACAGTTACGGTGTGGGCGCGGTGCACCCAATCAGGAACGATCGGGAATGTGCCGCACGATTCTATAACCTCGATCAAGGAGCCGATACTCAACGTCGATGCGGTCAACAATCCGGCGGTCT